ATGAAAGGTTTTGTGCTAGTACTATCACTGCTAATACTGTCGGCTAATGCTGTTGCTGCGGGAAAAATCATCACTGTCAGTAAGTTTGAATTTGGCAAGCAATGGGCGTTTAGCCGTGAAGAAGTGATGCTGGAATGTCGCACCGGGAATGCGCTTTTTGTGATTAATCCCAGTACCTTAGCGCAATATCCTTTGAATGACATTGCCACTGAACAAATGAAGTCGGGTCACGTATTGGCAAAACCTTTAGATGTATTGTTGTTGGATGACAGCACCAAACCAGGTCAAAAAATGAGTTTGGAGCCATTCCAGTTGCGTGCAATGACATTGTGTGGAAAATAAATCCGCCTGACTACAGCTTATCGATATATTAGGTTTTATTTAACAATTAGTTAGCTGTTATACCATCAGCTAAAACAATCATAATCAAAATTAATTTATAACCGTGACTATTTAGATCCATAGCTAGGTTGGCGAAACACATGTACTCGACTACTCTTAAAGAGTAAGGCTGAATAAGCCTACGTTAATGCCAACTTTTAGCGCACGGCTCTCTCCCAAGAGCCATTTCCCTAGACCGAATATAGGAATCGTATTCGGTCTTTTTTTATTCATCTTTTAAAATCAACCGTATACATAAATATCAGTCACTTACCTCCTATCCCGTTACTCTTCATTGCTTGCTATTTCATCCGCTATCGCCACTTTGCAGCCACTCTCAAATCGGGCTAATGGGTTGAAGTGAATAGCGTCTTCCAGGTGGTCTGGCGCGAAGTGAGAGTAGCGCATGGTGACCCGAATATCTGAATGGCCGAGGATGCGTTGCAGCACGATGATATTGCCACCGGCCATCATAAAATGGCTGGCAAAAGTATGGCGGAGAACGTGGGTCATTTGTCCAACGGGCAGCTCAATCTTTGCTAACCGAATAACCCGATAGAACTGTTTATAACAAGGTTCGAACGGTTTGCCTTTGCGAGCGGCCAGCGCTTGATACATATCTTCTGATAGGGGAACAGTGCGGTTCTTTTTACCTTTGGTATTAATAAAGGTGATTTTATTGGGGGAAATCTGCGAGGCTTTTATTTTGGCAATTTCATTCCAGCGGGCACCAGTTGATAAACACAAACGCACGATGAGCGTTAATTCAGGATTACCGTGCAGATCACAAGCGGCTAATAGGCTGTCAATCTGATCATTATTCAACCACGCCATTTCCCGCTCGGGTTGATCGAACTCACGAATATTGGTCAGTGGGTTAGGGAGGCTCCATTCGCCCAGCCGCGTTAACTCGTTAAACACTGCGCGCAAATAAGCCTGTTCACTGTTTACCGTACCGGTGGAAACCATCCGCGTTTGCAGGCTGGTGCTGTAGCCATTATCTATCTCACCTCTTAGCCGCTGATCACGATAGTGCGCCCAATCTTTCGGCGTGATATCGGCCGCAATGGGATTGCCCAAGCCCTTACAGATAATCTCCAGTTTAGCCAGCCGACCCTTTTTATCACTTAAAGAGCAGCCATGCAGTTGGTACCAAAGATCAATCAGCTCCAGCAGTTTGCGGCGATCTTCTTTCTCACCCAACCACGGTTTATGTCTGGCCTGTTCCATGGTGTAGCTTTCATACGATAGTGCTTCACCTTTGGTAGTGAACTGTTTTCTCACCCGTTTACCCTCGCGTCCTCGCGGGTAACACTCGCATAACCATTTCCCTGTCGGGAGTTTGCGCACGCTCATTAATCTGATATCCATATAAGATTATGGCGCTGTTGTACGGGGTATATAAATCGTCTTCAACGTATGAGTTATAAAGGTATAAACATTATTATTATCAATGAATTAAATATTAATTTCGTAGGGTGGGGTAGCGCTGGCATGGGTATATTTCACACCCACAATGAACCCTGATTACTTCTATCGGGATGAGGTGGCGCAGGGATTTTTTTACCGGGTTCGACAATGATGCGATCGACGGTTTCGTGGGTGGCAAAGGTACAGCTACAGTTGATATTCTGGCACTGATGATACCGCTCTTTAGTTCTCTCGCTCAGGTAGCGGCTGGATCGGGTATGGGCGGCGTTGCGGCAAAGTGGACAATGCATCATAGATAATTCCTTTATCCCGACATGTTCAGTTTGCTGCATTCTACCAATAAATTCGACAATTCAAATGTTGGATCTGCAAATTCAAATATTGGTTACACTGTCACGCTATAGTTCACGTCGGATAACAACACTTCCAGCACTAGCTGGGTGGTGTAGCCGCTGTTGTTCAGGTGGTGCGTTACCTTGCTGATAATCCACTTTTGTTGGTCAATGACCGATTTAAAACCGCTGACCATGATAGGGGTTTCAGGGAATAAATCAGCGCGACCCATAGCGAGAGTGATGGAAAACTCCGCCACACCGCGTTGCAGCTTTTCCCATTTAGCTTGTGCGGCACGCATGGCGGCTTTTTGTGTGGCATAAACGGTGGTGATGGCAAAGACGTTATCCCCTGACCCCGCCAGATAATCCCCTCGTCTTTCTTCCACTGATTGGCTTTTTTGGGGCGCTTTGATTTTGGGATGTTGCAATGCGCGCAGGTGTTTAAACTGGGGCTTACGCTGTAACTTAACCTTTTTCGACTTGGCCGGTTTGGGGTCTTTGGTGTGCAACCAACTGGTACTTACACCGGTATACGCGCCCCGATCAGCAATACTAAAGCTGTGCTGATCGCCATCTTGCCGGGTGATGGTCATCTGCGGAATAGGTTTACTGCTGGCGGTAACAGCACTACCCGGTTTGATAAACAGCAGCCGACCCGCTTTTACGGCCGCTACCGCGCCATTGAGAGAGGCAAGACGGGTGATAAACTTGGCGTCAGTTTCTTGAGTTTGGTCGATGTGAGGAATGGTGATATCTGCCAGCCCCTCGGCCAGCATGGCTTGCAAGTTATTACGCTCGGCCACCTGTGCCACCACGTTCCCCAGCGTTGTTGCATGATAAGAGACTTCCCGCCGGGCATTGAGCGAACCGCGAAAATCCGCACTGCGCGCGCGAATGGTCAGTGTATCCGGCGCGCCATGGTGCTCAACCTCATCCACTGTAAAATCACCCTTGCCAATCAGCGCCGACCCTTTCCAGCCCAAGAACACCGACAACACCGCACCCCGTTCCGGCATGGTGAGCTGACCGTCGGCATCATCCAGTTCGATGTCAAGCTGGTCAGCCTCAAAGCCGCGGTTATCGGTCAGGCTCAGAGAGAGCAAACGGTCACGGATATTCTGGGTGATATCTTTCTGATTAATGGTCAGCATAAAGTCCGGGGCCAGATCTGCCTCAGCCGATAACGGCAAACCGGCCATCATGATAAACACCTCTTCACCTTGCCAATGAGCTGATCTGCTTGTTGTTGCAAGTCGCCAAACATTGCCGTTAATGACTCATCGACCCGAAACAATTTGAGTGTGAATTCAATGCGTCGCGCGCTGCCATCGGCAAAAAACAGTGTACCGGTCTGGCTCAGGCTCTCAATCACAAACATGCCATAAATGGTGCCGTTACCCTCAATCAGCGGCCATGCTTTGCCTTGAGCGGCCATCAATTCCAGCGCCAATAGCGAAAGTTTTCCGCCGGTAAGTTCCGGCAGTAACACGCCAGACAGAGTGATTTTTTCACTGTCTACGCCGAGAAATTGTGCTGCGGGACGCAAGCCTATCCGGTTGTTGGTCGGCCAGCGATAATCAATGTTGCGGTTCATATTCTGATAAGGCGTGGTTTGGCGCATAAACACAAATAAACCCAGTGATAGCATCATGCTTAATTCTCCATCAGACCACGCTGGCGGGCGCGTTTATTCCGTTCGTTCCTGGCAAGGGCATCAAGCATCATTCGCTCGGCATCTTGTCGGCTCATGCCCGGTGGGATAGTCACCTTGATATCGTTGGTGGTGACACTGCTATCTACAATGGTGGTGCCGGTATGGGCGGTGACCGGCTGATAGCCGCCGTATAACACGCCACCACTGGGTGAGTATCCGCCCGCATAAGGGTTATCTTTCGGGACTTTATCGGCCAGTCCGTCAGACTTTGTGTCGATAATACCGAGTTTTTCCAGCACCCAGTCAATGCCACTGAGCAGGGTGTTTAGCGCATTCATGGGTAGACTGAGCGCCGCCGCCAGCCCCTCGCCAAATAACTTGCCTGCGTTGGTCGCCATATCTAAGGTTTGCTGTGTAGCTTTAACTGGTTTAATCAGGTCAGCGAACCCGTTCGAAAGCAGTTTTACCTTGTCACTAAACCAGTTAAACACCGGTTTGAGTGGCCCAAACGCGGCACTGATTGGCCCCATGGCAGCGGTAAAGCCCTCGGCCACGCCAGCACTAAAGGCGCTGATAGGCTCCCAGTATTTACGGATAAGCAGGCCACCGGCCACAATGGTCGCAACTACTGCCACTATCGGCCATGTCAGCGCCGTGAGCGCGGCGGCAATGGTTCCAGCCATCAGTGAAAAACCGGTGCTCAACAGGCCAGCCCCGGCCAACAGCAGGTTAAACCCCGCCATCACCGGCCATACAATCAGACCCAGTGCACCCAGCCCGGCAACCAGTGACAACGCCGCGCCGGTGACTTTGGTCAGGGTGGCGACCAGCTCAGGGTTTTTCTTGGCCCATGCAGCGATATTCACCAGCCAGTTGGTTGCAGTCATCGTCAGCTTGCGAAGGGCGGGATCTTGTTGTTCAAACGTCTCAATACGCAAATCGGCCCATGATGAGCTGAATTTTTTCAGGTCGCCGTCGAGGTTGTCCATTCTGACCGTAGCGATAGCTTGCGCGGTGCCATCGGCCAGCATTAATTTGCTTTTCTTCTCAGCCAGTTTGCCATCACCGGCCGCTGCCACCAGTTTCACTGCACCTTTCATCGCTTCCTCACCGAAAATCACTTTTAGGTATTCGGCTTGCTGCGCGGTGCCTAACTGGTTCTTTTTAAACGAGCGGTCAATATCTTTGAGGATTTTCGCCACCGGCAACATATTGCCTTTGTCGTCGCGGGTCGTAATACCCAGTTCTTTCAGTGCGGCGGGTGCTTGCCCGACCGGTGCTTGTAATCGGCTAAACACTGCGTTGGTGCTGGTACCGGCCATGCTGCCTTTAATGCCGTTGTCGGCTAGCACGCCGAGTAACGCGGTAGTGTCTTCAATACTGGCTCCGGCGGCCTCGGCAATCGGCGCGACATATTTCATCGCCTCGCCCAGCTCGGACAGATTGGTATTCGAGCTGGTAAAGCCTTTCGTCATCACATCTGAGACACGTGTTATTTGGTCTAACGGCAGGTTAAACGCCGATTGCATATTACTGACAATGCCTGCCGCCTGAGCAATATCGACGCCAGAGGCCAGCGACAGGTTAACGGTCGGCTCGGTAGCGGCCAGAATGGCATCAGCGTCATAGCCGGAACGGGCCAGTGTGTCTTGGGTTCGTGCCACGTCGGTGGGGGAAAAGGCGGTGGAACCACCGATATCTCGCGCCTGTTGCCGAATGGCGGCCAGTTTGGCGTCGTGTTTCTCCAGACCTAAAATTGCCTGGGTGCCGGACATCTGGCTGTCGAACGCGATCCCCGGTGCAATCAGTTTTGTCGTGCCATACAGACCGGTACTTGCCACGCCAAAACTGGCAGCACTGGTATTGCGTACCGTTTCAGTCGCGGCTTTGCCTTGCTGGTAACGCTGAGTGACACGGTTAAGCTGTTCCTGTTTCTGGCTCAGGCGTTGCAACTCTTGCCGTTGGCGGGTCAGGGCAGCAGTGGCTTCGGTGGCGCTGTTGCGTAATCGGCGTTGCTCAGTGCTCAGATTTTTAGTTGCTATACCGTTAGCGTTAAGAGCATCGCGTTGGCGCTGTACTGACAGGCGCAAACCGTTGTATTGGGTTTGCAGGTCAGTGGCTGCGCGTCTGGCACCCTCCATCAGCCGGACTTGTTGCGCGGTGGGCTTCTCGGTGTTTTTCAATGCAATGGCTAATGCCGCGGCATCGGCTTTGGCTTTTTTCAATGCCTGCCCGGTCACAGCCAGTTGTGCACTGGCCTTACGGAAACCGTCAATCTTTGCCGACTGTGCATCAAGCGCTTTGATGCTGCTTTGGGTGTTGCGGATATCGCCAGTGAGGGATTGACTGGCGGATTGAATGGCTTTAAATGGGCGGGTGGCTTGGTCTACCGCCTTGAGCAATACTTTTAGCTGCAAGTTTTTACTCATGGTTTACGGCTCCACTGCGTAGCAAGGCTTTATGACGCCAGCGCACCAGTTCGCTGAGGCTCATGGCCCAACACTCCGAGGGCGGCCAGTGAAAAATGGCGGCAATATCCGCCATCAGATCGTCAACTTCCAGAGTCGGATCGAGCTTTACGCCTCCAGTTTCGGCGACAAAAAACTGATCACCTTACCGGCCAGCGCCACTAAATCGGGCAGCTCTAAGCGGCTGCATTCTACGGTGGTGAGCGAGGGATAAGTGATGCGGGGCAACACTATCATCAGCGCATCGACATCGGAATTCGCGACATCGGCCAGACGTACTCCGCGCAGGGTTCCGGCGTTGGGGCGGATAATTTCGATTTCAGTGATCAGGGTATCGCCTCGTTTGAGCGGGGTATCCAGCATGACGATATTCTCGGTAGCGATAGCGTTTTTCATGTCTGTTCCTATTAGATTAGCGGCCAATGGCCTTGCGTTGGGCTTTCAGCAGGTCAACACCGTTAACTCGTTCAATCAGGTTAACCACGTCAATTTCGATCACTGTCTTGCCGTCAATGGTCAGTTTGTAATAGGTGCACTGGGTGAATATTTTACTTTCGGTGTCTTCTCCTTGTTTGGCCTCACCGTTATCAATTTCTTTATGACGGCCACGAACCTCAATTTCTACCGCCATCACTTCAGCGGAGTCATCACGCTGATAGGCTCCGGCAAAACGCAGTGGAACCGCGTCAACTTTGGCTGCGCCCCATTGCTGCAATACCAATTCATCGAGGCCGCCCATTGACCACTCCATCACCAATGCGTCATCGTCCAGACCCAAATCAATCGGCGCGACGCCATTCATCCCGCCGCCACGATAGTTCTCCAGCTTGCGCGTGAGTTTTGGCAGAGTGACGGAAGATACTATCCCCATGTAATCGCGGCCATCGTTAAACAGATTCATCAATTTCAGTTTGCGTGGCAGAGCCATAGGTCAGGGTTCCTTAGCGGTTGATGGTGGTAGTAAAGTTCACCAGATACTTATCGGTGATGCGTTGGCGTAGGGTGAGGTCTTCCAGTGGCGGTACCGGTGTGTAGTCGTAATCAATAAACAGTTTGCCCGCTTTCAGAGTGTCTTTATCGTTGGTGCTGTCGTCATACCAGCAACTGCCATCGATAATCAGCCCGGCAGATTTCATCTCGCGAAATTTGGCATTGATGCTACCGATCATGTCTCGGACTAACGTGGGGTGGATAGGGCGGTCAATCGCCCAGAGCTGAGCCTCGGCCATAGTGTCAGCCAAAATCTGCGCGGTACGGGTGTAGTTCTCAAAGGCAAACAGCGGATCATCGGAGCAGGTGCGCGAACCCCAAAACTTGAAGCCGTCTTTACGGATTAGCGTTGTCACGCTGGCTTTGTTTAGCCGGTCGGCGTCCGTACCGACGGTCTGTAGATCCCAATAGACGCTGGCCGAGATACCGGTCACGCCATTCACCCCGACGTTAGACAGGGTTTTATGCCAGCCCTGTTGTTGGTCGATTTTGGCACGCAAGCCGAGGGCGCGGGCGGTGGCATAAGCTACGCTGCTGCGGTTGGTGGAGGTGTTCCAGCTCAGAAAATCCGGCCAGATCAGCATCAGCTCGCGCTGACTGAAATTTTCGCGGTATTTCAACGCTTCCTTGCTGGTTTTGCAGCCATAGGCGCTGATATAACCAAAAGCACGCAACTGCTGACAGATACCTGCCAGAGCGGTCGACACGGGCAAACTATCCAGTCCTGGCACACCAAGAATACGCGGGCGCACACCGGTAACAGGCTGTGCATCTAACAGCGCTTTCATACCGGTATAGCGGCCGTTTTGGTCAACCCCACCGATAATGTTGGTCGAGGTTCCAGCCTCGTTGCTGCCGCTAGCGATACGCACCACAATGGTGACCGGTCGCGCCTGTTCAGCGATTGCCAGCAGTGATGCCGCCAGTGTGCCTTTTGTGCCCGCCTTAGCGGCTGCGGCGATCAGATCAGTAATCAGCACCGGTCTGTTGAGGGGGAATAGGGCTGTATCAGCATCATCACCAGTGCAAATCATACCGACAACGGCGGTGGATACAGTGGAAATAATGCGGGTGCCGTCATTGATTTCAACAATGCGGACGCCGTGATGGTAATCGCCCATGAGGTCACTCTCCGTTGGTTGGGAGAGAGTAGGGTGGCAGGGATTAAGTACTTAAGCAGCGGGATAGCGTTGTGCCTGTTTTGGCACAACTACAGATTGTAAGAGATTTTGCGAGAGCGGCTAAATGCCTGAAAGCTCATTAATGAGGGAGGGATGCTTATCAATCATGATCAATAGCTTAAGTGAGCTGCCTGATGGAATTCTCCTATGTTGTTCCCATGCCTCAACCAACGAGGGACTCACTCCAACAAGTTGCGCAAAGTCTTTTTGCTTATACCCTGTTTTCTTTGTGATTTCTTTTACATCAGGGATAGCAACCTGAGTCACTCGGCCTGCATCTAATTCACCATGACTAATAGCAACGGCCTGCTTCGCGGATGTCATTAAAGCATTGAAAAAACAGCTCATATCTCCCCCCTATTGTAGAGAAAAGGCACCTCACGATGCCTTAGGCGCAGTGTTGTTAAGCTGTCACTAGAAGCTCGTTGAGGTCTTGCTGATAGGTGTTGTGTAACAAGTCTATTTGCTGCTGTAAGACAAAATTAAGTATTTCTTTCACTTCCTGTGATTCCAGCGTGACGATGGCGTAAATCAGCGCACGGCAGTGATCGATAAGTTCTTCTACTTCGCGGGGAGGGTCATCGTACATAGCGCACCTCCAGCAGCAGAGGGACAGATGAAGAAACAGGTGTGGGAGTAACAATGATATTGCAGGTAAATAATGATAGGTATTGAGTCGTCGAATCCATGATGACAACCTCTTTGGTGGGGGGACTAATCACCACCAAGAGACGCTAACCTCAGAGGGTGGTGAACTGGGTGGAGTTAGCGTAACCGGCTACCAAAGAACCCGGCGCATCTTGCGATGCCCCCACCCAGCTCACCGTTTCTTACATCTTACAGGTGTCACTGTGCCCGCACATAATAGCCGTGTCTACGGTCGTGCGCTTTGGTAAATTCCGGGACGCTAATCCCGACAGCGGATTTTGCCGCTGCGGCGTGACTATAGCCCAGCGACGTTCTGCCGTGCAATCAGCCAGCATCACTTTAGGACAAACATTTTTTCTGTAAAAATAGTGAGTTATCGCGGGGGATTGCACATATGATAACTCTCCGTTGCTTAAGGAGAGTATGGCGACAATGGTGGGATATTTAAGCCATAGGATGGCGTTGTGCCAGTTCTGGCACAGAATTTCTAATGTGTCCGATCAAATATGGAATATACGTCCGCCTCCATCGGGTAGCTCTACTGTTAGGCTCAGTTTTCCCCCCATAGCTTCAATATAACGTTTGAGTGTTGCGAGTTTAACGTCGTTACCTCGTTGTTCTATTTGAGTTATCGCTGGCTGGCTGACACCCATCGTTTTAGCCAGAGATTTTTGCGAAAGTTGCAATTCTTCCCGCATCATCTGTAATCCAGTTTCCAGAATCATTTCATCGGCCATTTCTTTAATTCGCTTCTGACTCTCAGGCGAACGAGCGGCTATAGCATCACGTAATGTTTTCATTTCTGTTCCTCAATTACGGCTAAATGTGCACTAAATTCTTCGTCAGCAATGCGGATCATCGTTTCGTAAAACCGCTTATCATTACTTTTATCACCGGCACACAATACGATTGCCTGACGCTTAGGATCAAAAGCAAAAAATGCGCGAACCGGACGACCAGAATATTGTACCCGCAGCTCCTTCATATTCTTGTGCTGAGAACCTTTTACTGTATCAGCATAGGGACGCGACAGTTTCGGGCCATAAGTTTCAAGATTGGCTAGATCGGCTAACACCTTTTCCTGCATCCCTTCTTCTTGTTCCTGCAACCAAGCGTCAAACCTTGGCGTCAAAATTACTATCCACACAATTATATCCTTATAAAGTGTAGCTTATGGCTTGATTATATAATCTGTGACTTATATTTTCAATGCTTCATCTGGACAAATATTTCCCCCATTAAAATCAACCCTTATTGCGATTGCGGCAACTCTGGCCAGTCAATCTCTGGCGCGGCGCTGGGGTCAATGCGCATTAGCGCGACACGGTACTGTTTGAGTGCCGCCAATTGCTGAATATCAGTTGGTTGATTATCCATTGCAATGGCGTCGAGTAGGATGTTGATGTGCTCCGAAACCTGCTTTATCAGCGCGGTTTTTTGTTGGACGGCGGCGGTAATATGGCTGGCTTTTAATGCCTGTTGATCGACTTCCCAGGCGGTTCCCGTCCATTGATCAAATTCATGTGTTGGCTGAAGCTGTGTTTTATTGTGTGGCATGGGGCCGAGTGCAGAAATGAGGGATTCATTTTTGGTTTCAATGTCATAAACCATTTTATGGCGATGGTCTTCTACCGTTATCCACTGATTTTCTGTCAAATCTCTCACCAATGCCATGCCGGTTTTAGGTTGAATGATGGGCGTATCAGCCACCGAGTGAGCCGGTAAGCCGACGCCGAGCGGCAAGTATTCCATATCCGCACTGGTGTATTCCAGACTACCCGCATCATAGTGATAGAGCGTGACCCATCCCGCCTGACTGGCGAGTTGATGGTCATCCAGGATGGCCGGTTGCACCGCAAAGTCATATTTCATTAGACAGCCCTCAAAATATAGCAAAATGAGATATTGCGTGGTCGGGTTTCGGCGGCGGTGCGCACCACACGGGAGGCGTCAAAATCAAAGCTGCCGCAATGGGTGATGTCGGTATGGTGCGGAGTATTGTCGTTGCCGATGGCGGGACTTTTGCCAAACGCGCCGCTGAAGTTGCTTTCAGGTGCGCTGCCCATGCTCTCTGATACCCCATTGATGCCGCCGGTGATATTTTGCAGCGCGTCGGTTTGTGCGCTTAACAGGGTGCGATTTGTATCAATGCCGCGCCCGTCATCAAATCCACGAATAAACTCACCGCGCAAATCGGGTAATTTATGGGTCGGATATAAGGTTGCCAGCGTGGGGTAACGGTAGGGATAAAATGCTGCGCCGTTGCATTTTAAATATCCTGCCGGTGGCGTGGTGCCGGGATAGGGAAGTGGAATGCCTATTGGCGTGAGTGATTCATGAATACTGGTAATAATATCTATCCACTCATTCCACTGGGCTTGCCTGTAACTGCGATAGCTTATTTTTGCCAATGTCTTGTTGGTGGAGAAAATGATTTGGTGCGCGGTTAAGTGGTCATTTTGAATATGCTGAATGGTGGCATCACCAAAGCCCGCAGGGAGATCAGGGGTGAATCGATTGGCGCGATACATACCGGTTTTTGTCAGTGCATTGATCCCCGCCGAGGCAATGATGCAGGTGCCACCCCAGCCAAATGCCCCGACCTCCATCACATTACCGTTGTTGTTACCAACATTCTTGGTGGCAGCAGAACCGAGTTGCAGGTTAATCCGCGCCGCTTTGGTATCGCTAAGATCAAATAAATTGCGGCTGGCGAGGAGATATTGCGGGTGCGGATTGAGGCTGCGAATATGGTTGCTGATTGAGGTCACCGTAGTGCTTATGAGTTGGTCGGCATATTGGCGTGTTGCCAGCACCACTGCGGGGTCGGTTTTCAGTGTGACAGCGGCAGTGCTGCTGACGGCCAAAATGACTCGAATAGTCTGGATCCGGCCACTACCTTCCTGCATTTGCGGCTTATAACTTTCCGGGCAATTAGCGATGGCAATTAACTCTCCGGCTTTATTCAGCAAGCCAATCTCTCTGATCCACCACCCGCCCTCAGTCTCAGGGATAATCTGCTCTGCAATAACCTGACGGGGATTGCTCGGGTCAATGGTCAGGGCATTAAGGGCGGCGCGGCGATGTTCATTCACCAACTGTATTTGTGCCGGATCGGGTGTTGGCAGGGTGCCGCCACCATCGCCAACCGCCATATGGGTTATCTCTAGTCGGGTGCCGAGCGCGGTGGCGTTCGCCAGTTTGGCCGCGCCGATATGGGTCAGTAAGGCAAAGTATTTAGTGGTCATATTGAGTCCATTCGATAGGGGTAGACGGTTAGCTCATCACCGCTGTAACTGGCAGCAGCCACAGTCAGCGGGCCGTTGCTGTCGAGATTGATGGACAGGCAGACTAAATGGCGACTACAGGGTTTGGCATCATAAATCAGCCGCTCAAGCTCTTGATACATTTCCTCGGTAATGCCGGTTTCCAATACGCCGACATCCAGACGAAAGGTGCCGGGGGGTTCGTTGGTCTTCCACCACTCAATCACCTTGATGAGATAGCCGAGCGGCTCAACCACCCGACGAATAGCGCCAATGGTGCCTTTGTGTTTGTGGACGTACTGCGAGGACTTCACCACTGCGCGCTTGGTGGCTTCCGGCCAGTTCTCATCCCAGCGATCCACCGACCACGCCCACGCCAGATAAGGCAGCAGGGGTAACGGGCAAGTGTCGGCGTTCCACAGCTGGCGAATCGGAACCGGGGTGTTTTCCAGTTCGGCACAGGCGCGCGCGGCGGCCACTTCCAGCACCGACGAACCGACAGGCAATAAGCGGTCAGTCATCCGCCCCCCCAACAGTGATGGCGCTGCCGGTACAATAGGCCGCTTGGGTTTTATCCAGCACCACGTCGGCTAAAGGGGCATTAATCACCGCCCGCTGGACGCCCTCAACATGCAGCGCGGCATAGAGTGCTGACAGGCGAATGTCGCGACCAAGGCGGCGTTGTGCAGTGACAAAGGCGGTCAGTTTCTTTTCAGCCGCAATGCGTACCGGTTCAGCCTCCGGCCCCGGATGCAGGTAGAGCACCGCGTCAATCTCATAGTCTTCAATGCGGGCGGATTGCACCGTCACCCGGTCAGCCACCGGGCGCGTGTTCTCATCATTCAGCGCGGCTTCGACCACCGCCAGCAGTTCGGCTGAGGCTTCGCCATTACCCTCACGCGATAACACCGTGACGGTGACACAGGCGGGGGTCGGGCTGATTGCTGAGGCATCGGCCACCCGGCCGTCAGCAGTTTTGGCATGGTATTCATAAGCACCGGTTGGCCCCGCCACACTCAACCCCTCAAAGGCTTGCGGGATACGCACCCGAAAATCACTGTCAGATTCCATCACCGCTTCAATCGGCGGAATGGCCGTGGGGTCAGCCGGGGTAATCACCAGCCGCGCAACGTTGTTATTTGCGCCGAGCTGGTCTAAATCACTGCCGACGGCATAAGCCACCATCACCGCGCGCGCCGCATCGTTAACGCGCTGGCGTAATATCACCTCGCGGTAAGCATTTTCTTGCAACAGCTTGACCAGCGGCTCCGATTCCAACGACAGGGTTCGGGCCACGGCGGCGCGTTGCTCCTTTGGATAAAGAGAAATTAGCGTGGCTTTGCGCTCGGCCAGCAGGGTTTCATAATCCAGTTCTTCCACCACAAACGGCGGCGGTAACAGACTCAAGTCAATGGTTGCCATAGGGTCAGCTCACAGGAATGGTTAAAGAGAGGGGGGCCGCGCTATCGCTGCGGGTACCGGTGATATCGACCACCATCTTTCCATTTATGGTGGTTTCAAAGGTGATGCCAGTCAGCTTGACCCTCGGCTCCCAGCGCAAAATCGCACTGTAACTGGCGGCCATAATTTGCAGGCGCAGGGCCGGATTTTGTGGCTGGTCAATCAACTCCGATAGCAGTGAACCATAAGCGCGGCGCATCACCCGCGAACCGACAGGGGTGATAAGAATGTCAGCGATAGACTGGCTGATATGGTCAGCGTCGGTAATGGCCCGCCCGGTATTGCGGCTCATGCCGAGATATTGGGTTGTGCTCATGCTGCCCCTCAAAATTCGCGCGAGTATTTCAAGTCAGTTTGCTGCTCATGGGCGCGGATAACATCTTAGGAGGGATGTGTAGGGGATAGGACAATAGGAATATTGGTTTTTAGTGACAGAGGTTAAATCAAAGCTACTCCTAATAAAGCCTGAACAGGATTAAAGTGATTTCTATGGTTCTTAGGGGTGAGTATTATGGCTTCACCATTATGAAGAGGCTAAAAAAATGTCTGAGAATGACCTCGATATCATCCCATTTTCTGAAGTTAAGGCGCTGCTTTTAGCCGATGAAAACACTCTCACCGCTTATAACGAGATTCAGGATCGCAAGGCACTGATGACAGAGTTAAAGGATGCGAATAAGGCTATTAAACAATTCGGGCAGTCCGATTAGCATTCTCCACGTTAAAATAACGAGTTACAGGTGTGATTAAGGGATGTTTATACCGCTTCCGTTAAGGACAATATTAGCGGAAGCGGTGAGGTTTATTGCTCGGCCAACTCGTTGTTAGTGAGTTTGGCGCTTGCTGATGCTTGCAATTGAGTGAGGGCGGGTAACAGGATACTGATTGATGCCAGACAATGGCCTAACTGGCACAAACTTTCTGCTGAGAAATCCAACACATCGTTCTCGGCAAAGGTCACAAAAGTATCCCCGATAAAATTCAACCCATGCAGCAATCCGGCGTAACATTCCTCGCTACTGTTTGCCAGTTCCAGTGTGTCATCAGCATTCAGGTGTGACATATCCAGCTTGCCGATCACTTCAGTCAATGTGGAATAAAGTCTATTGGTATCAGGCAACATGGCGCTTCTCCTGTGGTTTACAAGAAACAAACACCAGCGAGAAACCGGCCAGCAGATTGCGGGCGTCACATTCAGTGGGAGCCAAAACGGAGATCAGGCGTAACGGAGAAATTTCGGCCAGTAAAATGTTAGAACGGGCGTTAAGGAAGGTGTAGAGCTTTGAATATGCACGTATGTTACTATTAGCGTCAGCCATAGCATTACCTCGTATAATGGTGTGGTTAGATGCCCTGACGGTGTTCCCGCACTTTCAGGGCATTGCAATTACAGCAGTTATTACCATCAATAATTTCAACGTACTATTTTTGTGGCTGATGGTAACCACGATTGTTCTGATTAGAATTATTCACCTAACCAGTTGTCGACAATCAGTCCAGGCACGCGATCAAATTCTTTGCGGTTATTTGTGACTAATATCAATCCAGTACTTCGGGCATGACCTGCGATATGTAAATCATTAACACCTATGGGTGTCCCTTTTTGCTCCAGACTCGCACGTATCGAACCATAGTGAATGGCGGCTTTATCGTCATAATCCAGTACAGTAAGACGTGAAACAAAGTCCTCTACAACACTCAAATTACGTTCAGGTGCCGCACTTTTCTCTACGCCATGCAACAACTCAGCAAGTGTGATGGAAGAAATAACCATTCTGCCCGCATTAGCGTTAAACCGACCTAACACTTCTATAGGTCGGCGTTTAATGACATATATAACGATATTCGTATCGAGCATGTACTTATGCATTAAAATAACTCACGCTCTGATTGATGCTGTTCTGCACGTTCTGTCAGAAAATCGTCTGAAACACGCGGACTATTGAAGAAAAAACTATCCCAAGAGTTTTCAACGGGTGACAAGATACGCTCATTCCCTACCGCTCTGACCGTCACTGATTTAACATTCTCTGGAAAGCGCATATCTACCGGTAAACGTACATTTTGAGTACGATTGTTTGTAAAAATGGTGCCCTGTGACATGTTGAGCCTCCTCTGTATAAATTATGACTAAAGTATATACAATACCTGGCTATAGAGCAATGCCATATAGCACATGTGTAAGCAAAAAAATGGAATTTAAGAGAACGCATTGATATATAAATTGCGAGAGTTTTATTGATTCACTTTAGCTATTTAAGTCTCTCTAAGAAAGACAGCAGTAATCCGTTAAGTCATGCTGGTTTAGTTTTTTGTCCTGTTATCTAACAAGATTAGATAGTGGTCAACACTTTCAAACGGCAAAGAGTGCATCGTGAGGAGTAGCGGTTGTTTTCATCGCCGGAGAATAGCATAGCGTTCATAGCGAATTGAATAGTAAGGATTATTTTCAGATTTTTGTTACAGGATTCTCGGTAGAGGAACATCCATTTGCTGAGTTTCACTTTATTCCCACCGTATTATCCCCACCGCGCTTAACACCGCCGTGGTTATGCTTATCAACCACCACGCCATTTGATGTGAACGAGCCGCCTGAGTGCGTGATATTACCGCTCATCTTGCCGCCTTTCTTCACGTTTAAAGTGTCGGTGGTGAGGTTATGGGAGCATTCCACTTCTGGCGTGTCTAAAAGGATTTTGACCGAGGCGGCACAGGTGATAGTGGGGGCGGTAACATTCACCGATTCACTGGCATTAATAACCGCTGTTGTGATGCCATCCGCCAGCAACTCGCCGCTTTCTGGTTCATAGTGCAGGGTGGCACCGTCAGGAAAGGCGATATACAGGCCATCTGCCGAGGCCGACGGGGGCGGGAAGTGATCAGAGAAAATGCCTGGCAGTACAAAGCCGGTGTCCAGTTCGCCACCGAGGGACAATATCAACACCTGCTCACCCTCGGACGGTGCCCACCATGATCGCGATTGACCGGCGCGCAGCGTCAGCCAGTTAAGCCAGCCGGTGGTATTGTCGCCCGTAGCCACGCGGCACAGGGCATTGTCGAGATCGACCTCGGCCACCGTACCAATGCGGATAAGGTTGCGCAGCAGGCGCAGAATTTCAGTGAGTTGGGTTTGAGTGTTCATGGGGGGATCATGCGATCTGTGATGATGATCTTCAATTTGATTGAGCTGTAAGACATTTGGGACAACAACGTTTGAAATAACTTGCTAATCACCCAATTGGTAGTAATTTATTACTGATAACCTTATTTTCAGTATTACATTTTTTTCTAGCAGTTATTTTTATTTCTGGGACGATATAATGGAAGAAAAAGAATTTTTTAGTCATGGTGATGTACGTGTTACAAACTCTCGTTTTACAGTAAGTGGTGCTACCTATGCAATGAATGGAGTTACGTCAGTTAAACAACTTCAAACAAATCCCTCAAAGGTAGGCCCAGTAATTTTAGCTATTATTGGTGCTGTCGTCACATTTAATGCAAATGGCGGGGGGAAAATTATTGGAATATTAATGTTGTTAGCCGCCATTTTTTGGTTTAAAAAGATACAGCCAGAATATATTGTTGTGCTTAACAGCTCTTCAGGAGAAGCTCAAGCATTGAGAAGCTATGACGTTAATTACATCCAGAATGTGATTAATGCGTTAAACGAATCAATTGTTTATCGAGGTTGAATAGTAATTTAAAATTTAATTGCTATGACTGACATACTATAAGTATCTTTATGGTTTTTAATGTTCTAATTATATAGTTACTCAAAAATAAATTTGAGTAACTATCGTACATATAAAATTTCAGGTGATCATTATGGTAAAGATGTTCTCATTCCAAGAGGCTTTGTTATTTTCTGAAGAACAATCCAAACGACATTTACTATTAGGTAATGGTTTTAGTATTGCATGCAGACCAGGTATATTTCAATATGGAAAATTGTTTGAGCAAGCAGATTTTTCGAAATTATCAACATCGGCAAAAAAGGTTTTTCATGAGTTAGGTACACAGGATTTTGAGAAAGTTATTAGTATTCTAAGAGATTCAACGATTGCGCTCAAAGCCTACGAGGATATCTCTGCGAAACTCCTCGCTACGTTAAGTAGTGATGCTGACTCACTAAGGGAATTATTAGTGCAAACTATTGCGAGCAGCCATCCTGAATGGCCTGGTGAGCTAGAGGAAAGAGAGTATTCATATTGCAAAGCATTTCTTGATAATTTCTCTCGTGTTTATACTTTAAACTATGACTTATTACTCTACTGGGTACATATGCATACACATGAAGGAGAGGATCCATCCTCAGATGACGGGTTTAGAAAACCATATGAAAACTATGATGCTAATTATGTAACTTGGGATCCAAGTAATAGTCATGATCAAGATTGTTTCTTTCTTCATGGAGCATTACATCTATTTGACACAGGCGTTGAGTTACAAAAATATACTTGGAAAAATACGAAGATACGTCTCATAGAGCAAATTCGTAGTGCATTGAAGAAAGATTTATTTCCTGTATTTGTCGCAGAAGGAAAAAGCGATGAAAAACTTTCTAAAATCAGACATAATGATTACCTCGCTAAGGCATTTCGGAGTTTTAGTGAAATAACTGGAGCGCTTTTTATATATGGACATTCTTTGGCGATTAATGATGAGCATTATTTAAAACGAATAGAGAAAGGTAAAATAAAACAGCTTTACGTAGGGCTATATGGCGATCCAGAAAATAATAATAATAAAATAATTATAGCTAGAGCAGAAAGAATGTCTGTAAATAGAGGCAAGAAAAGAGGAGGGCTAGAAGTTTTCTTTTTTGATGCTGAGACTGCGAATGTCTGGGGTAATAACCCAGAGAAACTATAATGTTTAAATTATTATTATGTTCTAATTAGTTATATGTAAATAATATTCAAATGTTAATATGATTAATGTAAATTATTTCTACATCACTTAATGTTATATTATCAAACCCCAACAACGGCCGTTCTTCATACTTTACTTCCTGACTATGAACCGACGGCCGATCTCTTAACCCAAAATGATGCACCCGCGCCATGCGTTCTACGCGCCCGGCGAACTCGACCACCGCCTCATCGGGGCTACTGTTGGCTTTCATATAGCGGGCGGTGCGCAACTTGGCGAACATTTCCCGCTTAATGCGGCCTTTTGGTTTACGCAGCGGTTGAGATTTACGCGCAGCATACGGGGTGCCGTCGGGCGCTTGCTGGCGTTTAATGCGTTGTTGCTGACTGGCCCGCAGGCGTTTGGCAACTGTCACCGCCAGCGCTTTGCGGGCTTTGGGCGTCAGACTGGCAATCAGTGCGGCCAGGGCATCATCAAAGGGTTTCAGCTCATTCATTTGACCGTTTCACCGTTAAAGTAGATTGCTGTTGGCCGTGTTGGCGTACCCGGCCAAGCCGGTTCCAGCGCATGGTTAACATGCAGTGCGCCGTCCAACTCTTTCACTATCACCCGCTCAGTCAGTTGCAAGTCGATACGGATATCACTCAGCACATCGCTCATCACATCAACCTTATGAATAAAGCCGCTGCGGCGCTTTTCTTCTGTTGCCATGATGTCCGGTTGATGTTCCCGCAGCCATGCCAGTATCGGCACAAAGAGATAATCAACATCATCGGGGAAATCCTCAATAAACAGCGTCAGCGTATATTGATTTTCAAAAGACAGCGACGGGGCCAGTGTTGAGACAATGCGCCCGCCATCAACAAACATTTTCAGCCGCTCCGGGTTAGTCTGAAACAGTTGCAGACTGTCGGTTAAGGCTTGGCGTAGCAGTTTGGGTTTTAACATGGTGTTGTTCCTGACACTGTTTAACGGCTTCCACTTGCAGCCCGCAGGCCACCAGTGCGGCTTCTAACTGACGGATATCGGCACTTAAATCACCGTTAACCACTGGGTTGCTGCCCGGCAGCGCGCAACTGCTCACCGTCGGACAGCCAACGTAAATAATCGTTGGGGTTGGCGAAAGCGGGGCGCTGGTGCAGCCGGATAACGTCAGCAGGCAAAGCAGTAGCGAACCAATCACGCAAGACTTTATTTTCATTGAGTAACCTTTGAATTTTCTGTTCACGGGATTGCGATAAGTGGTTGGCATCGCTCAGTGATTGCCTTAATATTCGTTCGCTTTTTGCCTGCCGTTGAGCCTGTTCTTGCAACTGGATGAGGGAGCTATCACGGCTCTCAATCTCTGCGGATAGCGCGCCAATTATGTTGCTGGCATTAGCGATAGTGAGGCTCTGGCGGTGCGTATACCACCCCAACGCCATCACTATTCCTGCCATGAATATCAATACGATACGCATCTCAGGTTCCACTCAGACAGTACTTTTGCTCAGCAATGCGGCGGCGCTCTAGGCCTTGGTTTTTTACGCCCTGGATATACACCCAACGCGGTAACTGATTACAGGCGCTACGCCAGTCACCCTTGTTGACAAAAAAGGACAGTGTTGAGCGACAGGCAGCGCCGGTGCCGACGTTAAAGGCGAACGACACTATCGCGTCATAGACTGGCTGCGGCATGGCAACCGGCATACAGATGGCGATAGCCCGTTCGACCCGTTGCACGTCAGCCACCAGATTAACCGCCACCTGTCGCTCACTGATCACGCTGCCCGGCTTGACGCCAGCGGTGTGACCGATGCCATTGGTCCAAACGTTGGCGCTGCACTGGTAGGCGTTGAGTTGGCAGCCTTCATAATCGGCAATCAGTTTTAGCCCGGCGGCGGAGGTTTTCAGCGTTGGATAGTGGGGCAGTACGGCGACCAGCGCCAGAATGACACTCACTAAACAGCGCTTAACAATGGCGTTCATGGGGCGCGTTTTCCTTGTCGTGCCGTTTTTTCAGCAACAAATAGCATTTGCGGCGGTAATACCAGTTCACCCCGCAGGTGATCGCCGCGGCGATAGTCGCCACATAGAACGCCATCTCTTCAGCGGTGAGGGCGGCAATAAAAATCAATATCACCGTCAGGCCGTGGGCGAGGCGGGTGGTTATCTCTTCCATTTTTAATCCCATAATTGAAGGGCTTCTCGTTGGGCGGCTGGCGCGATGTCGGGTAAATCCACCGGATAGCCGTGGGGCAGAATTGCCCCTAGCTCGGCCAGCCCCGGATTGGCGTCATAGGCCAGCTCAACCACCTGTTGTGTACGGTGGTAATAGCGCCAGCACAGGGCATCGAGTGTGTCGCCTTGCATTGTATAAACTCGCATTAGATCAGATCGACAATGTTGTGCGGCTGACCGGTAATATTGCGGATGCTGTGGCGGGCATCGCGCCACCATTCACCCACGCTATTTTCGATAGCTTCCGCGCGCTTATCACCACGGGCACTGGCGTCATAACCGCGATAACGTTCGGCCAGCAGGGCGGCGGTGACGGCGCAGACAGCCCGCTGGTACTCGGCCAATTGCATGTTTTCGCCATCCATCTGCTCGGCTTGCACGTCGCCAAGCGTTTTGCACCCGATCGCCATCTGTTGGCGACGGTAATCGAATAACTCGGCATTGACCTCAGCCATCGCGCCTTTAATGGTAAAACGCAACCTTTCGGTGGTGACGGTTCCCTCAAGGCGCAACAGCTCGCGCAGTTTTATCGGGTCAACCGCAGGCCAGAAAAAGGTATTTTCAATCACCGGCTCGGCCGTTTTGTCTGGCCGTGGCGCGGGGATAACAACAGTGGTCATGGCAACCTCAATAGCAGAATGAGAGGGCGGTGGACGATGGCGTTGATTCGGTAAAATCGGTCGCGGCCATCGTGCCGCCCGGCTCGGGGGAGCGTTCGGGTTAGCGGCTGGCCGCGTTTTTTAACTTCACTGCCAGCCGTTCAATGTCCTTTTTGACGCCACAGCCGGTGTTTAACTGAAGTGCGCGATTGAGGTGATTTAACGCCAGTTCGCCCTGACCACTGTCTCGCAGTGCGTAGCCGGTCATTTTATGTAGTTTGGCGCGCACCTGATCAGGCATATCCTCACCCTCCATAAGTTCAAGGGTTTGCAATAAAGGTGCGATATCGACCGGTTGACCGGCGGTATAGTTACGATTGGCAGACTCGGCCACTTCCTCGGCAATCAGGTAGGCGGTGGAGCGGGTGAAACGGTCGGGCGGCACCAATTGGTAACGCAGGGCATAACGGGCGATATCCAGTGCGCCGGGAATATCCCCGGCATCCAGCCGCCAAATCATGATGGTCATTAGGATGGCGTCCTGCGCACCTTTCCCCTCACTTAACACGCCAGACACCCACGGCAGGTAATCCGGCAAGAGTTGGCGTTTCAGCTCGGCCTTACGTTGTTGCGAGCGGATCTGTTTCAGCTTGCGTTTATCTTCGTTGAGTTTAAGTAGCATCAGCTCATAACCGGTGGCATGGCGTAGCGGGTCGTCCCGTAGTTGTGAGGCGAGCATGGCGGATTGTTGGATAAAGTGACGGCGTGCAGGACTGGACATGATCTATTTATCCCCCTCGGCAACCACCGGCGCAGCCGCGCTGTTCACCGCAGTGAGTAGCGCATCAGCCAGGTGAGCAATATCGGTTCCCGCTTTGGGAGTGGGTAAAATCTCAATATTTTCCACCAGACAGCCGCAGGCGTAATCTTCCACTACATAATCCTGTTTAATCGATTCATAGTTTTCGATGCGATCCCGTTTCGGGTTCTCATTAATATGGCGGCGGTGTGAATCCTCCATCCAGTAGATAGAGAGGTTATCGAGGCGAGTGATCAGCAGGGCATTCGGCGGGAAGAATGGCACCCGAATAGCCGGTAAATTGCCGATGCGTTTTTGGCTGATAATCAGGTCACCGGCGAGGGTTTCGCTGTTTTCCTGCTCTTTGTTGATAATGGGAAAATACTTATCCTGCATTAATTGGCGGCCGGTAATCACCACCAGATGAGGGTCTTCCTGATGCCAGTCGGCGATCATATTGTTGGTGGCGTCCATCACCAGCGCGTCCAGATTGAGATAGTCGCCGTTGCGGCCAATGCGAATGGTTTTCGACAGTTCGTTGCCGTCTTCGTCGATGATTTTACTCATCACGCGGGTTGGCGCATTAGTGCGGTATTTCTGCAACCATCCCACCGCGATATCTTGTAATAGCGGGTGTTGTTTGCGGTTGGAGGTTTTGGCGCGACTTAGGCCATTGAACCCAGCCAGAATGCGATCCAATGCCTGTCGCCGGATAATGGCATCACGCAGGCGGGTCTGGAAATCCTGATAACGCGCCCACAAATCGAGGGTGTTGTAGCGAATGTGAAAGTCGTAGTTCACCTGTTCACAGAAATACTTCTCGCTGTCCAGCGCCAGAAAATCTTCGGTTTCGCGTTCGTCACCGCCATCGGTGTCGGTATTACTGGCAATTGAGCCGGTCACCCCAAGGCCGACTTTTTCGGCGGTCAGTTCAGCAACCGGCACGATATTAATGCGGCTGAGAAACTCAGAAGATTGCTGCACGCGGGTCATGATGGTCTGAGTTACTGAGGGTTCGACACTGAATTTTTTATTCAAATCGCCGATGGCGATCCCGTTTAGCTCAGCCTGTCGGGTCAGATAGGTATTAAATTTAAAGCGGGTTGCTGGGCGCATAGTCATCCTGTGAAATAAGTGGCTTAGCAGTCGGTTAACACCTCGGCCGTGGCATCGCTGCCGGTGGCGATGGGGCGGGTGCTGTGGTTGAGGTTTTCGCTATTGCTGAGCTTGGTTTTGAGCGCGATAACCCCTTGCTGGTGCTGTTCGATATTCTGTTTCAGCAGATCAATCTGTGTGGTTAGCGCACTGAAACGGGTCTCAATAGCTTCCCCTTGTTGCTGCACATGCTCCGCCACGGCATTGACGGCTTCATGCACATCAGTAAATCGGGCGTTATCTGACGTTTGTTTGCGGCTAAAGACCGACATCACGCGGTTCAGCAGGGTTGCGCTCGGCTCGGTGACATCTTCAAATTCCAATTGCACTTCAACCGCCGCCGAAAACAGGTTGTCGGGATGAGATTTTCGTCCAGCCAGTGGGTTGTGTTGGGCTTTGGCGCTGAATGCCAGCATTTCGGTGCCAAGGCTGGCGGGGTCATCGGTGACCGCCAGCCCGACCAGATAAGCTTTACCGCTGTTGGCAAAATTGGGGCGGATCTCCATCGAGGTGTAGATTTTCTGTTGGGCTTTGGTCATCAGCACTAACTCATCGGTGGGGCTGATTTGGGCAAATAACGCCCGTTTACCGCTCAGCGCTGAATCATCGTCAATGGTTTCCGCTTTCAGACCGATCACATCGCCATAGCGGCGAAAGGTGCTGTCCGGGGAGTAGCTTTTCAGGTGTTCCAGATTGATGCGGCAACCGTAGACACGCGGGTCAAATGACTCGGCCATCTGGTTGATATCACTGGCGTCAATTAAACGCCCGTCGCAGGTGTCGCCCTCAACACCGATGCGGAAGTATTTAGAGACTTTCTTAGCCATGTTCGTCGCCATCTTGTTGTCCAGTCATAAGCGGCTAATCAGTTTCTAAACATCGCCGCCAAGCCACAATAGCGGTGAGTTGTGGCGGCAGTGATACAACAGCGACAGCAGGAATGAGAGCAGGGTGGTGGCGTAGCCTTTAGCGCATGAATATCACACCGGGCACCCTCATCAACGACCCACGGCGGCAAGCCGCTTTGCTTTATTGGCAGGGCTTTTCTGTGCGCCAGATTGCCGAGCAGTTAAGCCTGAAAGCGCCAACGGTGCAGAGCTGGAAACAGCGCGATAAGTGGGAGGCTATTGCACCGATTTCCCGCGTGGAAAGCAGCCTCGAAGCGCGGCTGATCCAACTGATTCTGAAAGAGGTTAAAGAGGGGCGAGATTTCAAGGAGATCGACCTGTTAGGCCGCCAAATTGAGCGGCTGGCGCGGGTCAATCGCTACAGTCTGAGCGGTAACGAAGCTGATTTAAATCCGAATGTGGCGAACCGCAATAAGGGGGAAAGGAAGCCACCGGATAAGAATCTGTTTAGTGAGTCGGCGATTGAAAAACTGGAATCCATTTTTCATGAAAATATCTTTGATTACCAGCGCGGCTGGTATCAGGCGGGATTAGCTCACCGCATCCGCAATATCCTGAAATCGCGTCAGATTGGCGCAACGTTCTTCTTTGCCCGCGAAGCGCTATTGGATGCGCTGTTGACTGGCCGTAACCAGATCTTCTTATCGGCCAGTAAGGCACAGGCGCATGTGTTTAAAAGCTATATTATCGATTTTGCCCGACTGGTTGATGTTGATCTGAAAGGCGACCCGATGGTGTTAGCGAACGGGGCGCGCCTGTTCTTTCTTGGGACGAATGTGCGTACCGCGCAGAGCTACACCGGCAATCTCTATCTCGACGAATATTTCTGGATACCCAAGTTTCAGGAGCTGCGCAAAGTGGCGTCTGGTATGTCTTTGCACAAAAAATGGCGTACCACCTATTTCTCTACACCATCGAGTTTAGCCCACAGCGCTTATTCGTTCTGGTCTGGCGAGCTGTTCAATAAAGGTCGCCGCAATAAGTCTAATCATATCCAGTTGGATTTAAGCCATAGCCATTTGGCCGCTGGCGCGCGGTGTGCGGATGGTCAGTGGCGGCAGATTGTCACGGTTGAAGATGCGCTGACGGGCGGTTGCAACCTGTTCGACCTCGACCAACTGGCGCTGGAATACAGCCCGGCCGAATATCAAAACCTGTTGATGTGCGAGTTTGTTGATGACCAGGCCTCGGTGTTTCCGTTCGCTGAATTGCAAGCCTGCATGGTGGACAGTCTGGAAGAGTGGGAGGATTACAACCCGTATTCGTTGCGGCCGTTTGGTTATCGGCCGGTGTGGATTGGCTACGATCCGTCAGAGGCCAACGGCGGTGATAGCGCCGGTTGCGCAGTGATTGCACCGCCAATGGTGCCGGGCGGCAAGTTCCGCGTACTGGAGCGCCACCAGTGGAAAGGGATGGATTTTGCAGCACAGGCCAAACATATCGAAGAGCTGACGCAAAAGTACTATGTGGAATACATCGGCATCGATGCGGCTACTGTCGGACAGGGTGTTTTTCAGTTGGTGCGCCAGTTCTTCCCGGCCGCAAGGGAAATCAAATACACCCCTGAAATCAAAACCGCTATGGTGCTGAAAGCCAAACACACCATCAATAGCGGCCGGTTGGAATATGACACTGGCCACACCGATATCACCCAATCCTTTATGGCCATCCGCAAGACCATGACCGCCAGCGGGGCGCGCTCAACTTATGCCGCCAGTCGCAGTGAAGAAGCCAGCCACGCCGATGTGGCCTGGGCGATTATGCACGCGCTGCTCAATGAACCTTTAACCGCTTTTAATGGCAGCCATAGCCCGAATATTTTGGAGTTTAATGCATGAATCAACGCAACGGCCGCAAGAGATTAAAGCCACACGCCGCCCATCAACAACAACCGGTGGAGGCTTTCACCTTTGGCGAACCCTCGGCGGTGTTGGATAAACGGGAGATTCTGGATTACATCGAGTGCAATGGGAATGGCAAATGGTATGAACCGCCGATCAGTTTTGACGGGTTAGCGCGCAGCTTCAGGGCGGCTGTGCATCACAGTTCACCGCTGTATGTGAAACGTAATATTCTGGCGAGTACCTTTATTCCTCATCCGATGCTTAGCCAACAGGCATTTAGCCGCTATGCGCTGGATTATTTGGTGTTCGGTAACGCCTTTTTGGAGCTGCGTCGCAACCAACTGGGTGAACCGCTGCGCCTTGACCCCAGCCCAGCTAAATACACCCGCCGAGGCGTGCAGAAAGAGTGCTACTGGTTTGTGCAGAATGGCAAAGTCGATCATCAGTTTACGGCTGGTACGGTGTTTCATCTGATAGAGCCGGATATCAATCAGGAGCTTTATGGCCTGCCGGAATATCTTAGCGGCTTAAATTCGGCCTGGCTGAATGAAGCGGCCACGCTATTTCGCCGCAAGTATTACCAGAACGGCGCTCACGCGGGATATATTTTGTATATGACCGACGCCGCGCAAAGCAGCAGCGATATTGAGGCGATGCGTAAAGCGATGCGCGGCACCAAAGGGTTAGGCAACTTCCGCAACCTGTTTATGTATGCGCCTAATGGCAAAAAAGACGGTATTCAGATTTTGCCACTCAGCGAAGTCGCCACCAAAGATGACTTTTTCAATATCAAAAACGCCACCCGCGACGACTTGCTCAGCGTCCACCGCGTCCCTCCACAGATGATGGGCATTATTCCCAACAATACCGGCGGTTTCGGTGACATAGAAAAAGCCAGCCAGGTATTTGTCAGGAATGAACTCACTGCCTTGCAGGAACGGCTGAAAGAGGTGAATGGGTGGGTGAAAATAGAAGTAATAGATTTTAGAAGATATGTATTCTAGTGCATTGATTAATGCGTTACTTATGTGATTAGTAACGCATTAGCAAGTTTATTTATAAATGCTGGATTTGAAATTAGCGATCAAAATATGTTTGATCGCTGTTTCAAAAGGCTGTCCACTTATTTTTTCAAGATATTCATCTAAGGCGTAATTTAGTAAATCCATATCACGTTCACTAGTTAACTCATTGATTAACTTAATCATCTCACGCACAAGATATTCATGAGAAGCAATCATTCTTAACCTTTCCGTTTTTATGCCATTTCTATCCGGATTTAAGTTAAATACTCTTAAAGTTACCTGTGCTTTTTCTCTATCCGCCGCACTTAAATTATCATTTATTGATATTTTCCCTGTGCTTAGAAAAGTAAAGAATTTTTCAGGGTCTTCATCATCCATTTTAATTAGGTTGTGTTCTTCGTATTTTTGTTTATCTTTAAATATTCCACATCTATCACGAACACAACAAGACCCAAATAAGTTAGTCCATTCAAATGTTAAATGTTGATATTGTTCAACTCCTTTTCTTCTGAAGTGTTCGATATGTTTATCATCTTTATCTTCAGGATTGATCGTTTTCTCACAATATGCGCATCTATTACCTTGCATTTCATAGAGCTTTACCCATACAGCTTTTTTATTCTCGGTACTAAAATCATCCCATGTATGTATTGTATGATCAAACATATCTAAGATAGCAGGAGCATCCGGAGAGCGATTAAGTTTATGCATTTAAACATCTCCCTTATTACTTAATCGTCTTTTAGCCAGTTCTATCTTCATTTCTTGTAATAATATTATATTTTCACATTTCTTGACAATAGGATGCTCAGTACCATAATGAGATACAATTTTATCTTTTAATAGGGTAGCCTTGTTAGAATCCGAATTTCCTGTTTCAATTAACTCTATATACTCTTCTATCCAGTCAGCCTCTATAATAGGTGGGAGTGGGTCAGTATTCATAACCTCAGATAAAACATCAGTGCTCTTAACACCCTTTGTTTGGAATTCAGGTGGGTGAATGCTCATTTCATCTTGATCCGTTATTTTATTATATTTCGCACTTAATATTTTTATACTTTTTGCTGCAACTGTCGATAGAACTTGTGGGCTATGCGTCGAGATTATTAATTGGATATTTGGGAATGTGCTCAATAGGTTCCCAACGATTGTTTGCTGCCACAATGGGTGTAAATGTAGATCGATTTCATCTATTAAGACTATTCCATAACCTTCTAATGGATTTTCTCTAGATGAGTTTAATATAACCAATCGCCTTGTTAAATCACCTACCAGAGTTAGAAGTGATTTTTCACCTTGAGATAGTTGTTGCGCATCAATTTGTAGCCCATTTTTTTCCACTAGGAGTTTGACGCTATTTTTATCATATTGAATTCTAATATTTTTTAGTTCTGGAAGGAATTTTTCAAACGAAAGTATAATTGACTCTATGAGTTTTGAAGCAGTTTTATCGTCATTCTTGTAATACTCAATATTTAGATTTTTAATCTGTAATGTTTTAAAGTTAATCTCTTCTTGAATTGGTTTAAGATACTCGAGTTGAATATCTTGAACAGATTGTATTTGTTTTAGCACTAACTCGGCGCCATTTATCTCAGCAACAAGTTTATTTATTTTGTTTTTTATTTCCGACTTGCTATTTTGTTGTGCAATATTATTTATAAATATAAACCATTTAAAGAATTCACCAAAATCATGTCTGTCAGTAAATACGTCTTCATAAGCATCAAATTTTGACCACTCATTTTTATTTGTTTGATTTATTTTCTTTGAGTCAATACCTCCCCCTTCAGTTGAACGTGAAACTGAATAATAGGCAAGCAGAGGGAGATTTATACTTGATGATAACTCACTGACATGGCGATATATGCTGGCAAGGGATTTTATTTCGACTAATTCATTATTTCTTTTCTCAGGACTGCCTTCTTTAGCTTTTGATAACATTATGGTGAAGGGAGTTTTATTAAGCGAAAATTTTGAGGTTATTGATGCATATTGTACTATTTTATTATTATTGATATCAGATTCTTTAATTGATAGGCCTGGTCTATCTTCTCTTAAAATATTAGATTTTAACCAGCTTAATGTCATAGCTAGAGCATCAAGAACAGTTGATTTACCATAGCCATTATTTCCAACAAGAACTGTTAGCCGCGTGTCAAATTGTATTTTTAAGTTATTAATACCTCTAAAATCATTTAGAACCATTTCGTCTAATATGAGTGTTTTGCCATCAATTTTTTCAATTAATTGAGTTAAATAACGGTCACTACTTTTTTTATTTGGTTCTGAGTAATTTCCATGGAGAAAATTTAAAAAAAGTTGATATATCGCTCTTAAGTCGCCTTTATCGGCATTTCTTGCCAATAGCCTTAAAGTGCTAGATATTTTATTATTATCAGACATGATAATCTCCCCTTAAGTTATAAAAGGTGTCTTCACCATATTTACTCTTCATTCTAGATAGAAAAACCGGTTCGATATTTTTTGCATGAGACAGTAATCCGATAAGAAAGCTTATATCCTCTGGTGGCAGTATTTTTAATGTGAATCTGTGTAAAAGTGCTGATATTTCTTTTTTCTTTTTTCTTCCTAATGAAATTTTATTATCTGTCGTTAATGTTACACCAGTCACATGTCTATTATGTGCTTTAGAAGAGAATATAGTTTTCGATTCATTTATAGACATGCCTGGAATTTCTTGTTTTAAAATAGTTCTCACTATGCTAGGTACACTAAAAAGTATAGATTTAGTATTTGTGGAAAATGTAATATCATCTGCGTACCGAGTATATGATATTTTATTTTTTTTACACCAGTTAGTCATATGTTCATCAAAATAGTACATGACAAAATTAGTAATAAGTGGGGAGCTTGGTGCGCCTACGCTGAGAACTAAAGTAACGCTCCTTCTTAAGCCCGGTTTCCAAAATAGAAGATTTTTCAGTATTTTTCGGTCGTCATCGGAAATTTCTATATTGGCTTTGAGTAGCTTTGAAAAGAAAATTTCTGGCTTTATTTTATTGAAGAAATTCTGAAAATCCATTTTTAAAAGATATGAATTAGCAACATGTTTTAGTGCATTTTGCTTGATACCTATATTTTTACGGTAAGCATAGGCACTTTCATGAATAGGAAGAGATTTCTCCAAAATAGAGACTAATGCTCTTTGATATTCTTTTAGCTCCGATGTGGGTTGAGCAATTAACCGATGTCCAACAGTCCGCTTTGGAATGCTATAGACTTTATATTTTTTGGGGGCATTATGTGAAAAAAAATCTAAATCAACAGGGTCTACTTTCATTTTTTCGCATAATTGATTGTATATCGACATAGGGTTAGCTCCTTAAAATAAAACCCAAGAGTTTAGCTCTTGGGTTTATGCTCTTTACTAAAGACAGCGAAAGTAACGTGTTCGCTTCTCCGAATGATGGAACAGAGTTCGGAGAAGCGAACACGTTACTTTCGCAACCCTAATCTGCCCAATAAGTTAGAGCCTGGCTAAACACCCGGCTAGACCAAAATCTACAGCGGTCCATACGCTAAAGAGCAAGCGTAGCTTAGCCAAAAAAAACAATATAGGCAATAAAACATATGCATGATCAATCATGATGTTTAGTAAGTCACGCCTAGCTATAACAAGTGTTCTTATAGCTAATGGATAAGGGTAATAATGCTCAGTAGTACACTAGACTCTGAGTACATGCACAGGAACCCCATCCCTCCAAAAACACCGCCAGAGATATCACCACCCATTCTCCAGATCCACCACGCTGTAAGCATAGAAATCAGCACCGCTATTCAGGCCGATAAACTCACCTCGGAACATTTGCAATCCACTGTCCGAAGTTATAGCAGCAGTGTAGTCATTGATTTTCATCATGATGTTCATGGACTTACCCCTAAGTAATTTAGTCCGAGGCTTATGGCGGTACGCTCTCCAACGCCTTTGCTCCATTCCTGAGTAGTCTATGTACCCATATTATAAAGATGTCACTGCGTGGCTCTGACAAGCAATGTAAACCTGTCCCAAACCCAGTTGCGCGCAATGCTATCCCCGCCACGCCTGCGCGCTTTGTGGGGCGGTTTTTATGCAGTTTCGTTATCAGCTAAGATCCACGCCAACCCTAATGCCAACAGCTAAAGCAGAGCAGGGGGATCATCATGCGAAATCATGCACGCTATGCATGCATGACTGTGAATTGTTTTCAGCGTATGAGATGGTTCGGCTCTCATATATAGTATTTTGCTATCCTATTTGCGTACTCTATTAACAACATTATTAATGTCTATCTTGCTCTTCCGCACAATAGAACATGTCCTCTGAATCACAACCCGATACAACTTGTTTAGCCAGGTCAGAAATGAGTGCCATAGCGATAAGAAACTCAGATGCGTTGCACTGTGCGGCTTGAGAAATGTCCGCAATCAATTGAATACGTACCAGTGCAAGTTGCTTTGTGTCAGTGGCTTCCACTATTACCTCTTCGTGTGACTGTTTTTATATCCAGTATTAGGTGAAAAACTAATGCGGTCAACATTATTTAAACTTTAAATTGTATTTAACCGCATGAATCTAAACATAATTAGCTAATTAATTTATGAATTGCGTAGCTAGAGGCTAATGAGAAAAATACGATATATTTTTATAATAAATAACTCAGTGTATAACCCCCAACGCTGTAAATAACTTTCTATTTAGGGGATTAATCATCAAACCCTGGCCAGTCAGGCGGGGCGGGATACTGAATAACCGTATCGCCAAACGTCATTTTTGCCCCACGAGCTAATGATTCCAACTCCCAGCGGTGGGCGCTAATATCTTTCTGCAACAGGTCATTACGGATAGTGCAGATACGTTGTCGTTCTTCGCGAGTCAAACGAGCCGATGGCGCAATAACACGGCCTTTGGTAGGGGCATAACTGCGCTGCATTCTATGGATACTCGGCTGTTTCTGCTTAATCCTAGCCACCACTGCTTTGGTTGCATCAATATCTAACCAGTCAATCATAGCGTCAGGTGGATATTCCATCTCTGCACCGCTCATTTTTTCCTGCTGATTGGGGGTATTCGGATCGTGGATATTTCCAGCCAACCCACAGTTATTGACAGGACTCCAAGGCGCGCCACTGGCGCTTTTTAACGTCAAAGGCTCAGCGTCAACAGTCTGAGAAACAATACGCCATCGGATGGTGCGCGTTTTGTATATACGTGAGGTACCCAAATGGGGCGCATAAATACCAATGACCTTTTTAACTTCTTCATCGTAGGCATTTAGTTCATCAGCAATGTGTCGGGCGACTCTGACCGTCTGCTCGGCACGTGATAAGTTAGTCCCGCCTTGGGCAGCGATATAACCAGAGAAGTTGCCCTTATCAGCCGCATGGCGCACAGCCTCCACCTTTTGATCAAAAGCTTTGGTCAGATTGGTTGAGCGAATGCGACGACACTCGCGATAAGCGCCCATAGAGGGAATACCCAGCGGGCGAAACTGAGGGATGCGCCATGTTGCGGCCCAAGCTGTCACAGCGGCGGCAGATTGGCTGAGCAGCTCACCGGTTTCGTCATCACGCTGACCCTCAAGGGCATAGCCATCAATATTCTTGGCAATGTATTTAGCAATATACCCGGCAGCTCCGCCTTTTTTCAGATGCTTACATTCAAAGCGATTCTCCGCTGCGCCACGTTCATCAGCATCTTCTCGCAAGGCATAATCACGCATAATGTCGATAATCTGCCGTCGCTGGCTGCGTTCACAGAACAGCATCATGTGCCAGTGTGGCGTGCCGTCATGATGCGGCTCCACCACGCGAATACCGTAGACCGCTAATTTATTATCTTTAAAGGCGGTACGCATTTTCGCCCAAATAGCACACAGATAGCGCTGGCCGTCTTTAGGGGAATAGGCTTCATCATCCCATTTGTGGTTGAAGTGCACTTTCTTGCTTTCGCCTTTACCGAAAACGCGGGTTGCATGGTATTTCGACGGGGTAGTGATGGTCAGAAACATACCGACGTGTTTCTGCGTCGCGGCATATTTTTCAGTACCGGCAATAGTGCTCATCAGTTCCATACGCCGGATCTCAGGATTAGAAATACTCGCCATGACTTTGTCTATCAGATCGATTCGTTCACCCGTTTTAATATTTTCTAACTGGCAGCGTTTGAGATATTCCAGATTTGCCTGGCGGCGCGCCAGCACATCACGAATAGCTTGTTTACTGGCATATGAGGATGCCGAAACATCGCGGCTGACATTACCAACTGCAATCAGTAGCGCTTCGCGCCAACGTGTACGTTGCGCTTTCAACCGCCGTTCCCACCACTCGGGATTAACCAGACGCGACAAGCTGGCGATAGCGGAGCGAATATCTAACAAACCTTTTTGATATTTAACCCAGTACATGGGGGTGACGTTCAGGGCGCGCGCCATTCTGGCAAGATCACCATATATCTGAGCTTGAGTGGAAACGTGTAATAAAATGGCACTATCGCCGTTATTTTCTGCAATACGCTCGGCACAGTAATTGTCATACAGTTGCATTAATTCACTGGCGATTAACTGAGCCAAACGGCGCAGCGCTTTATTATGCAATCCAGGCAGGTTGTCATAATCCTCTGGCTCTATCGAAAACCACCGTAGCTCACTAATGTTCATCCTATTCTTATTATTAACCGCCTTAATGCGCGGCCAAATCCGCTGATTAAAAACAAACACCAACCATTTATTGGCAGCGTTTAACCCTTTATGGCTTAACAGAAATTCATGGCGAGCAATAAATTGCGTACGTAAGAACTGAGGTAATTTATTGATATTGGCTAAAGCCGCTTGCCCCTGCATAAATTGTTCACGGGTAAGTACTCTTTGTATACCGGGTAAGGTTTCTCGCGGATGACTGTCGGGGTAGGTATAACCATCAGAAGCGCCGCAGCCCGGATAAGGCAACGGCGGGGAGGGAGTGATACGGCCACGCTGTGCTTGCGCCAAAATCAGCGCCGGTAATGCTGGGTAAGTTGTTCACGGATTTGCTGACAAGAAACACAGAACTGTATTCCCAGCAATACCGTGCGGCGGGCCTCTGGAATAGGTTGGTCGCAATCCTCACAAAAGAAAGCGGATACACCGGTCAGTGTTATACGTGCGGCGGCAATTTGCCGTTCAAGTGTGGCGAGCTGGTGTTCTTGAATAATATCCATCGAATCCACCATGAATGATACTCCTTCCCTGTTTTAAGGCGATATAAATCCCAACGCAGTCGCGTCCTTTATGTAAAATGAAAATGTCTTAATTACTGAATATAACTCTCCGGCTTGGCTGAAGTAATAATTGCTGGCAGGTCATCAAATATATCCAGCATTTCATCCAGGGCACTTAATAATGCACTCCGCCAGTGACATGAAGTACGCTTGATATGCCATAGCGGTAAACTAAGTTCAACGGTACTTAAACCGGCATGGAGAAATAATGTCTTGCGGACACTCAGTGGTAACCGGTGAATCAATGCAATAGAATCCAGTGGCCGCCGGTGACATTTAATAAAGTAACGACCTAACTCATCTATCGCGCTAACAATTAATTCTCTCTCGTATTCCTGCAACTCTTCAAATTTAAATAGAGTATGACGTTTTTTTAATGTTGCATGAAAGCAAACCGTCCCACGGTAACGCTCCGGCATTTTATTATAGAAATTACAGGTATCCGCCCAACGGGAACCGGCAAAATGCTTACCGATCAGCATGCGTAAATTGTTAGGCATTAAACGAATATTTTCGGAAGTAAAGGCACAGTGATAGCTCATGCTTTGGCTCCTTATAATATTAGATGGGTAAAATATTAGTTTTGGATATTGTTATTGGGGTGTTTTTAAATACTGGGGGCAATTCTGAAATGCTGTGGAAACGTTCTTCAATTGAATAAGCAAACATCGCCAAGTTTTGCACCGCCTGATTCGCCTGAGTCACCATGGTGTCTTTCCTTAACTTAGACAGGCGATTGTCTGCCATCATTTGCACTGTTTCGTTTGCTAAAGTCCCCGTTGCCGCTGTGATTTGTAAAATACACTCCGGCAAATCGCAACAGTCAGTTTTATCCGCCATTTTCATCGAAGGCAGGCGGCCTAACTGAGCAAGCAGACCATCTAATAAGGTGTAATCGCCGGTTAGATGTGTAATACGGAGCATTTCAATAACTGTCAGCTCGTGAGGTTGTGCAGGGTTCAGTTTATTGCGCAGCGTTTGCGGATTTATAGCAACAGACTCTGCCAGTTGCTGAATATCTGTCATCCCAGCAAAGCGCCGCAAAGCAGAATCCCAATGAAGTTGTTTTCCCGTTTGTTTCTCAAACATTGCTAATTCCCTTTAAAATTCGAATAATCGAATTATGGTTTTATATAACGACATTTAAGCGCATGTTGACGATTCTTTTCACGCCATGCGTCAAGATTGATCAGTGCGTTGCCATGCCTCTCCATCACGTTACTGATGTTGCGGCCGGTTTTTTTACAGATATAGCTACGCTTAACGGTAGTGGTGGGTGTCGGAGCCAGCAGGACAACGCCTTTTGCTATCCACTTTTCTAGCAATGACTCACTGATTCCATTGATTCGCGCGAACTCTTTCTTCGACATGGTGGGTGACATATTGGCAGCCAACGCTGTTTCGATCGCGCTGGAAACCATGCTATTGAGTGTTGGGGTAAGGTATTGGACTAATACCAATAGTAAATCTGGGGTGATCCCAGCCTCAAAAGGCTGTCTTAGCGTTGCAATATCTTGAGACATAACGCAATATCTCCTACAGGTCATTGTGTTCTATGGGATTGCATGTGGTGTGTGGTCACTCTAAATCAACAAATGGCCTCATGTAAACAACATTTGTGTATTTGTGGATCATAATATGAATTACAGCAAGGGCGATGCGTCTGAAATTTTAGACCGCCTGTCTTCGGCGTATGGCGTGAATTCGCAGAAAGCGTTAGCTGAAGCGCTTGGTGTGCCTGCTGCTAACGTGAGTAACTGGCTTCAACGCAATAGCGTTCCAGGTGGTGCCTTTGTGAAGTGTTCACTAGATACAGGTGCTGATTTACGTTGGTTATCTACCGGTGAATTCGAAAATTCGAATAATCAAATTTCCAAACCATCCCTAAAGGGCAAAGAGCTTTATGGTCAGATTTTAAATTCTGGTGGTAAAGCTGTGCTGCAACGAATACTGCAAGCCTATGGATTTAAAACCCAAAAAGAGCTGAGCGATTTGTTAGGCATTCCAACAGGAACAATAAGCACTTGGATTCGTCGTGATTTTTTCCCCGGTGATGTGGTTATAACCTGCGCGCTTGATACTGGGGTCCCCCTTAGTTGGCTTGCTATAGAGAAGGATAATGATGAATTTCAACAATCAAAAAATTATTTTGTTGACTATGCAAAGTTAAAAAAATAACTGCATAAATAGTAGTGAAACTGCTCAAAAAGGAATGTTTTATGCGATTCTATTTTCTTGATTTCAACTCTGTCAATTATGATTTTGTGTAAAAGGACGTGTAAACTGGATTGTTGATTTTAATAGTCACTACTTCAAATGGGCAATAGCTTATTAATATTGATGGTGTTCATAATGTATATAATATCGTTACATTATCTAAAAATCTTCTTTAGTTGAAGAACGGACTGGTGGCTTTAAATGTAATACTGCCGATATTCTTCAATTCGAAAAAAAAAGATAAGAATACAATAACTTAGATGATAAGTTTTATTTTCATTCAGTGTCTTCATTATCACTTTATAACCATATAGCGCTAGTTTTTTATCCATAGCGATTAATTAGAAATACGGGGAGAGGTACCTCTAAAGGAATACTTGGTAGAGACTGGTTTATCTCAACAAACTGTCAGCATTTCTGAGACAAAATATTGTAAAACAAATGTGACATTCAATATGTTTTTAATAAATTAACTATTATTTCCATGGATTTTTATAATGTTTTCACTTAGTATATTCATACTGTCTTTGGTTGGTGAACTCATTATTGAAGGAATGTCATGTATAAACTACTCAGCGTTGAAATAAATGGCTTTTGGCAAAGGCTGAATGCAAAATGTTCATTTAACGATGATGTCAATATAATTATTGGTAGGAATGGTACTGGCAAAACTACTTTTATGAATATTCTTAGTTCTATATTATCTGTTGATTTAGAAGGTATTAATAGTAATGAGTTTGAATCTGCAGAAATTAAACTTCAAGACGGTAATAAAAAAAGAACTATTAAAGTATTAAAGATAGACTCTACCAGTAGCCCTTTTTCTATAATTGAATATGTGGTTTCTACAAAAAAATACGTCGTACGTTTAATAAACTCAGAAGATAGACGCATATCTGCAAGCTATAGAAGACGTGCAGTAGAGGAGTCTGAAGAGTTAAGAATGGCCCTTGCGAAATTAGTTTCTTTATCTTCATTATCAGTATACCGACTTAGAAGTGGTGAAGACTTTGAAGTCAGAGATAAATATGGTTTAAAATTAATAAATCCAGTCGATTTCAGATTGGCTCAACTATTACAAAATTTAACTAAATATCAATTAGATCTTTCTCAGCAGGCAAGAGAAATAGCAAGTGATTTACAAAAAGATGTATTGGCATCCATTCTATATAGTAAAGATGATGTTGATGAGATGACTTACGCACTAGATTTCGATAGAGAGAAAGAGAAAAATAATCTTATTTCTGCATATGGTCAATTGAATGCAATAGATACAAATATTAGGCGAAAAATTAGCTTTCATGTTGATAATATAGATAAAACTCTTTCAGAAATAAAAACATCAAATGGTACGTCTAAGAATATAGATTTTCGCTCATTAGAGGCATACAGAAAAACGCAGAAAATAATTAAAATGTCATTGCGCTCAAAAGTTCTTACTGAAGTTGTATTCTCACCAATTGAACTATTTCTTAATACATTAAAAGATTTTATAACAGACAAAATATTTATATTTCAGGCTGGTGAACTTACCATTCATAATTCACATGGAAGAATAAATTCAGAAAATTTGTCATCTGGGGAAAAACAGTTATTGATACTTTTCATTGAAACTTTACTGCAAAGAGAGCAGCAGTTTATATTTTTAACAGATGAACCTGAGCTATCATTACATATTGCATGGCAAAGAAAAATCATTCCCGCAATAAAAAAACTCAATCCTAATGCTCAAGTTATTGCAGCTACTCATTCACCTGAAGTAGCATCTAAATATAAAAATTCCATCTTTGATATGGAGAAATTAATTCATGGCTGATTTAGTTTATTCTGATGAAGCAGAAAATGTTCTAAATTTTTTCTATCAAACTGATTATATGGTTTATGTTGAAGGCCCTGACGATATTCCCTTTTGGGAAGCTATTTTCAAAAAATTCCCTAGCATAACTGTAGAAATACAAGATGTAGGTGGATGTAATGAGTTAATACCTTATATTGAGAGAATTACATCTAATAAAATTAGTGCCTTAGTTGCCTGCGATTCTGATTTGAAAATTTTTGGAAATGATTTTTTATATTCTCCAAAAATAATTAGAACCTATGGTTATTCTATAGAAAATTCATTCATTAATGAAAAATCATTGGCACGAGTACTTAAAAGTTTAGGAAGAATTAGTGCTAGGGATATGCAGAATGTTAATATTCATGAGTGGATTTCAAATTTTAACGAAAAAGTTAGTCGCTTGATTTATTTGGATATATATAATTACGTTAACTCTAAGGGAGTGTCTGTAGTTGGAGATAATGCTGAAAGATTCATGAAATCAAAGTCTTCATTTGAAGTTTGTGATATTAAACTTGATCAGTTTATAAATTCGCTTCCCCTTGATTTTATTGAGTTAGATATTGAAATGATGAAACAGATCGTACTAGAAAAGGAGGTGCCTTTATCATTTTGGCTCCGTGGCCATTTTTTATTTTCAGCTGCTCAAAAATTCGTGAGCTGTTACTTGCAAAACATAGGAAAGAAAATATCATTATCCAATGATGCTTTTTATTCTAATTTAATAATTGCATTTGAATCATTATTTAATGACACACATGAACAATATGATTTTTATAAAAATCAGATAGAGTGTGTTGCTTAGGGAAAAGTAATTATATTTATGTATTTTACTAATCTATCAAATCAACATTATTTTATCATTGTGCATTAATCAAAAGGATTTATCGCCATTTTATCGCCAGCTTCATAAACGGATAGAGTAATCTGTTGTTTTTATTGGGTTATTCTATTCGTGAATCGTATTCGGTCTCTTTTTACCTATCCTTTGAAATCAACAATATACATAAATATCAGTCACTTACCTCGCACCCTGTTACTCTTCATTGCTTGCTATTTCATCGTCTATCGCCACTTTGCAGCCACTCTCAAATCGGGCTAATGGGTTGAAGTGAATAGCGTCTTCCAGGTGGTCTGGCGCGAAGTGAGCGTAACGCATAGTGACCCGAATATCTGAGTGTCCGAGGATGCGTTGCAGCACGATGATATTGCCTCCGGCCATCATAAAATGGCTGGCAAAAGTATGGCTGAGAACGTGGGTCATTTGCCCGACGGGCAATTCAATCTGTGCTAGCCGAATAACCCGATAAAACTGTTTATAACAAGGCTCGAACGCAACACCTTTACGTGCCGCCAGCGCTTGATACATATCTTCTGATAGCGGAACGGTGCGGTTCTTTTTACCTTTAGTATTAATAAAGGTGATTTTATTGGGGGAAATCTGCGAGGCTTTTATTTTGGCAATTTCATTCCAGCGGGCACCGGTGGATAAACACAAACGCACGATGAGCGTTAATTCAGGATTGCCATGTAAGTCACAGGCGGCTAATAGGCAATCAATCTGATCGTCATTCAGCCACGCCATTTCCCGCTCGGGTTGATCGAACTCACGAATATTGGTCAGTGGGTTAGGGAGGCTCCATTCGCCGAGAGAGCGTTCAGAATTCTGTGTCAC